TGTTGCTTGATCTGCATGTCCTGCTGCTGAAGCTGGAGCACGGGGTCTTGGGCTTGCTGCTGCGCCTGCTGCTGGGCTTGCTGCGCTTGGCTCTGTTGGAGAACCTGCTGCGCGGCCTGCGCCATCATGGCGGACAAGGCCACCTCGATCTGCGGCGGGAGCTTCTCGTCTTCCGGTGGCAGGGGCAGGCCGAGCTGCTGCTCAATCTTCTGACGGTACGCAAAGCCGACGTGCTCTGCCACGTGCGCCATCATGGCCGCTTGGATCATCGGTGCCTTGGGGTTCTGGCCAATCAACTGCATGATGGTCGGGTCTTGCATCGCAGACATGTGTACCTTGATGTGTGACTCGTGGTCTTGGTACAGGAACGCTTTGACCGGCTCGCTTTTGAGCACCATCATGTTCTCGGACACCGGGTCTCTTGGCTTCTGGTCGTCTGGCAGCGGCACGAGCCTGTCGGCGTTCTTGATACCCAGCACCTCCAGCATGTTGCGGTGCAGAAGTGGCAGGTCATAAATCTCGGGAGCCATCTGCGCCATCTGGATGACGGCTTGGTACTGGACGACCCTTTGTGACATTGTTGCCGCGTTGGGGTCCGACACAGGGATGATGTCTACGTGGTTGTAGTCTTCTACCTTGGCCCTGCGGCCACCACGGTCTGGCTCGTAGTCGTACGCTGGGTCTGTGTAGTCGCGGATGAGCCCGGCCAACAGGTGCAACTCTTGTTTGAACGCGTAGTGCATACGCGCCTGCACAGCCGACATCACCTTGAGCTGGCGCTCCAGCAGAGCCAGAGTTGTGCCCACCGGGGCGTTGGCCGACATGTCGGCAACCTTCATGTCCGCAGTAGCTGCAAAGCGGCGACCTTCTTCAACGATGGTGCCCAGCAACTGGAACAGCACCATCGACGGCTCTTTATATGGCAGGGGCAGGATGTTGTCCCGCAGTGCGCCGGAGCCAATGTCTACGTCTCGGAACTCGCCGGGGGCAATCGGAGTGTCATCACCCTTAATCCGAAGTCCGCGAGACTTGAGGCCCCCGGGTAAATTCGATAGTGTCCCGGAGTCCACGAGCTGGCGCATGATGCTGGTGGCCGACTTAGCAAATCCCCCAATGAGGTGGAAGAGGCCGAAGCCATACGCACCGAAGCCGGGTATGTATTGGTAGTGAACGAAGTGCTGGCGTTTGAGGTGCAGCTCGTCATCTTCACGCCAATTGCGTCGAATGGACAATACATCGTTGGTCCCCTTGATGATTGTAATTACGTATGGCAGCGCGATGCCTGTGGGCTCGCCATCGTCGTCTAAATCTTCAAAGCCCTTGAGGTCCAAGTCAACGTGGCACTCCAGCAGGATGTAGCGGTCGTCGTTCAGATCACTGAAGCCGGTCTCTTTGTCCTTGGCTTTCTCAATGTTGGTCTGCTCGCGTGTGGGGTCGCCCAGCTCGATGTCACGGTAAAAGCCCGCCTTCTGGAGCTTGATGATGTCGTTTTTGGTCTTGCGCATGACGTGTGTCAGGCGGTAGCAAGTGTCCATGTCCGTGGTGCCGTACGGCAGGAGAATGTCTTCTGCGGGCACAAACATCGACACCTGACGCCCCAGATTGGGGTCGTAATACACCTTCTTGAACGCCGAGCCTGTGGCTGGCAGCGACCACAACATGCGCTCGTGCTCTGGCCGGAACTCTTTCATCACGTCCGTCAACTCGTAGTTCATGTCGGCCTCAACGCGCCGCGCAGCTTGCTGCTTCTCGGGAGTCTCTTTGCCAATGATCTTTGTGCGCACAGGCCCTTGGGCGGGGAACGACTCCGTGATTGCCTCTGACTGGAACCTGACCACGGCCTCGGTAATCATCGGGTGGAACACGCCGCACGCCCCGTTCCAAGGCTCTGTGCGCTCTTCGATCTGCAAGCCCAGCAGTTTCAAGCCTTCTGTGTAAGCTTTCTCCCACTCCTTGCGTGAGTTGCGGTCGTTGTCAATGTCTTCAGCCAAGTCACCTGCCATCGACGCAATAGCGCTCTCGCCCATTTCTTCGGCCAGATTGGCGTCAAAGTCGTTCTCCGCCTCAACCTTGGCCAACTCGATGGCAAACCCCGGACCTTTGATACTCACTTCCTCGGGATCAACAATCTCAATCTCAATGGCCTCTTCAGCTTCCCCCAACGCGTCAATGCCTTGTGGCTGTCGAAAGAGTGCTTTGTCGATGTTTGTTGCCATGTTGATCCTTAATAGTAAGCGGCTACGCGCCCACGGTAAATCTTGTCGTCTTTCTCGTCCGAGTCCAGCGATATGAACCCGCCCTGCCTGAAGCGCAGCAGCGCCTGACTGGTCGTGTCCACGTAGTCGTCATTCTCGCCTACTGGGAACGCGGCCACTTCCTCAATGACTTCGCGTGCCCAGCGGGTATCCGGTGCCCAGATAATTCCCGAGGTGAATAAGTCCGCAATCGCGTTGACCCGCACCATCTTATCGTTTCCCCGGCTCGGCGTAAACTCCTGCACGGGTATGCCCATCGCCCGCAGCTCTTGTATCAGCGGCCCACCAGCGGCTTTCTTCTCCACGATGAACGCGTCGGGCTCCCACTCTTTCCAGTGTTTGAACGCAACGGCCTTTAACTCTGGGAACGCCATGCGTTCCTTGAACGCGTCCAGCAATATGACCTGCGCGGCGCTGTTTTCGTTCTCGTTGTACCAAACTCCCCAAGTTGTACAAGCCGAATAGTCGGATGTGCTCTTGGTCTCGTGGGCCGTGTCCCAGCTCTGAATGATGTACTCGCACTTGGGCGGCTCGTCGTCTGTCCAGATTCTCCAGCTCTTCCTGCTGATAATGGCCGACACATCCGAAGTGGGCTGCTGCATGTACTGCGCGTTCCAATATCTCGGGTCCATCGACGACTTGGCAGACAGCAGCGAAGCCAGCGGCCACTGCTCTGGCCAGAGTGATTTCTCGTTTTCCGTGCCTTCGTTGAGGATGGCTGGCAGCTCTACGATCTCCCAGTGCGGGGAGTTCGGGTTTTTTACTTGGTAGTCGATTAGCCGCCCGGTCAAATCCAGCGGGCCCCAGCGGGTCATCACCACAATGATCGCGCCATTGGGCATCAAGCGTTGCAGAGGGCCAGTCTGGAACCACGACCACGCCGTGTCAAACGCTAGACGACTGTTGGCTTTAACGTCCTGCTCCGAGTGCGGGTCGTCGATCAGGAACAGATCCGCACCCCGTCCGGCCAAGGCTCCGCCTACACCAGCGGCGTAGTATTGTCCCCCTGTGTCAGTGCTCCATTTGCCTGAAGCCTTCTGATCTTGCGCCAACTTGGTGCCCGGAAACACGGTGTTGAAGTCCTCGTCCTCCAGCAGATTCCTGACCCTGCGGCCAAAGTCTTCCGACAGAGACGCGGTGTGCGTGCCCATGATGATCTTCTTATTAGGGTAATTACCTAGAAAGTAAGCGGGGAACAGGTAGCTCGAAAACTCAGACTTACCCATACGCGGGGCGATGTTGATGATGACGCGTTTCTTTTTGCCGTCAATCACGTCTTGGAAAATCTTGGACAGCTTGCGGTGGTGGGGCCCAACCTTGAAGCCGGGGTACACCTTCTTGGCAAAGTCAATCATGTTAAGGCGCGAGTTGTGGAGCGCATAACGCCTTTCACGCTCCTCAAACACCTCCAGCATCTCCATCAGCTCTTGCTTGGCCGCTTTGGTCATCGTCGGCAACGCTGCGCGTATGGCCTTGACCTCTTCCGGTTTCAAATTGAGCGCGTCAAGATTCATCGTCAGTGGGGGCTGGAGGTTCTTCAGGTGTTAGTAAGTGCTCACTCAGGTCTGGCTGGCTTGGCTCAACGTCCGTGATGTCCGCAGTGGTTTCGCCAACTGTTATGTCCACATCTATGACGTTGAGCAGCTTGTCGAGCTTGTCTTGGAGCTTCTGGTCAATCTCGGCGTCCGTCAGATCAGTCTTCTTGACCTCAAGCCTGTCCGTGAACAGCGCCACTTCCGTCACGCGCCCAAGCATCTCGATGGCTTTGAGCCTGATCCGAGCGTCGGGGTGGTTGGTTTCCTCAATGATCTTGGCGACCGCCATGCCGCGCATCTGCTTGGCCTGCTCCACAAACTCCCAGTCATACGCAGACAGTAGTGTCACCAAATGCCTGACAGACTCCGGCGTCTTGAGCAGTGTCAACTGGTTTTTGGTCTCAGCGGGGGTCGCGTTGTTGGCCAGCGCTGCGAAAACGGTGCGTGCGGCCTTGGCTTCGGCCTCTTGCAGAATCTTTTGGTCGTCTTCAACGCCCAGTTTTTCCAACCACTTGGTCGTATTGACCTGTGCATTGAGTATTTGGTCGGGCGTTGCCCTGTCCAACCCAGACACATCCTTGCCGGTGGCCTCAACCACTGGCGGCTCAAAATCTAACAAGTGATCTAACATGCGCGTAGTACCTTGCGGACTCGGAGCCTTTAATGTACACTACTTTTTGAGTGGTGTCTGCGTTTTCGTAGTCATTACTTCTCCTTGATGTACGCAAATACATCTTTACCCGGCTTGTCCGGGTATTTTTTTGTCTGTGCATGTCTAACATTAGACAGAGTTTTGTACAAATTTTGCAAAATTTTGTGGGGGGTGGGCATTTATTTACCGAGGGGGTGTGTTTGAGGTAACTGTAAACTTTAGTGTTTGTTTGGATTTTTGCTGCGTTTGACAAAAATGGGGATTATCGGAGGGGAATAGTGTTCATGTGGCACAGCTACCCCGCTCTGTAGCAGGCTTGGTGGGGGGTGGGTGGGGTTAACCGGTAGCCATTTCTCCCCTGTGAGTGCTTCGGTGCTACCCCTCATAGTACAATAGAGTTAGCGGTTAGGGGAACTTAACCGCATCAACCCGGGGAGGAATCTCCCCAACCTTAGAGGAAACGAAACCATGCCTTCAATCACAATCAACCTTTCCGAGTTTGCCCTTGGCCTTGGAGCTTCTGACCGGATGACGCTTGACGCATCCCTGCCTTTCCACAAGGCGTACCACAAGGCGGACGCCGAGGGGCAAGCGGCCATGCAGTTGGACTTCGTGACATCGTATGTACAGGGCAACCTGAAGACGACACCGGAGAAAGCGGCCAAGATCGTGGCACTCAAGCGGGTGGAGCGGAACGCCACGGATGAGAAGGCCGTCAATGCGGCAGGGGCTAAGTTCCGGTATCACATCGTTCGGGCAGAGGGCAGTTCACGGGGCGAGGTTGACCTGCTGGCCAAGGCCGTGGCCGCATACGCAAAGTTGACCGCCGCTCAGAAGCGCAAGTTCTTGTCGCAAATCTGATTCTGGGGAGATTTCTCCCCGAGTTTCTGTCAACCGGTACAGGCGTGAGGCTTGGCCGGTGTTCTTTTCTTTGTCAATCGCCGCCATCGTGCGGCATTTTTATTGGAGATATGACTATGACCAAAAACGAATTCCTCGCCTTGTGCCTTGAGCACTGCGTAGACCCGAGTCTCGCACTTGAAAACCCTGCCATTGTTGAAGCGCTCAAAGCCCGAGACGCCCAAGCGGTAGCAACCATCCTCACCAACGAATTCTGAAAGGCAAACCATGTACACCTACAACCTACGAGAGCGCTCATGGTTTGACGCCATGATCGAAGCCCGCAACGAAGCTCGTCCCTACTCTTGGATTTAACCATGTACAAAACCGACCTGTTCACCCGCCTGACCAACCGCTATGCGGACGGATGGCGACATCTCGACCAAGAAGAGTTCACCGGCACTGTCAAGGTGCTAGGTGTTACCCGCCAGACCGAGGGCGAGGGCTATGACGATGGCGGGTCATACCGCTACCGAGTGGTCGCACCCTCGGCGCTCAAGGGCAAAGACCTGACTCGTGCCATCGGGCAGAGTCTCGGCGGC